ACGTTTTGCGACGAAACTTAAAGGAATGCCACCAACACTTTTTGACATCGTTTGTTGTAAATCTTCTTCTGATAATTCAATTTCTCCTCTTGCGAAAAGAGTAAGAATTACGTTTTCTAAAATTTCTTCTGAAGCAGAATCATCAGAAATAATAGAATATAATTCTTCAGAAGATAGATCTTCCAAAAATATCTCTTTTTGTTCCTCAAATACTGGCAATTCTTGTCTAAATGTAGTAAAAGTTTTCATTTTTTCTCCAAAACTGTGCGTTTATTTAGTATTTAGTATTTTTGATAAATGAGACCTTCTAACCTTCACCATTATCCAAGAATTGTAATATTCTTGTGGATTCAATAAGACGTCAAATTCAAATTGACATTTCGCCTCCCAATAAGAACATTCTCCTTTAGATTTACAAAACCTTAATATAGTTCTATCAAAATTTTCTGCACCAAGTTCTTTAACGTCTTCGTTCAATTCCGCATTAGAACCAAAATATTGTCTCCAATCAGATTCAACTAATACTTTTTTAGATTTACCCTTTATTTTTTTAGTTCTTCTAAACTGTAGAAGTTTTTTCCCGATATATTTTTTTCCGTTGAGTTTGTTTGTTATTATGTAAACAAACCCAACGAAAATAGGATCGACTTCCTCTACTATTTGTTCCTCAAAAATCCAAGACACTGAAATTATTCAGTCCAAGAATCTTCGTCAAACAAATCAAATTCTTCTGGAACGTCTTCTTCAATAGTTTCTATACTTTCTCCACAAAATGGACAAAGAACTTCTTCGTGATCCTTAACTAAATTTTCGTTAAACTTTAATTCGAATTCGGATTCGCAATTATCGCAAATACTATTAATGACCTTTGACATATAAATTCCTTTGTAAATTACAATATTTATAATATCACAATTTTTAGTCGTATCTAATAATATCGTCTTCTCCTAGATACTCTCCAATTTGAACCTCGACAATTTGTAATATAGAATCTTGATTATTTGTCAATTTATGTTTAGCACCAATAGGAACATATATTGATTCGTTTCTTTCTACTATTTCTTCGCGCCGGTACTTTTCCGTTTCGATTAATACATTCGCAATCCCTTCTACAACAACCCAATGTTCAGACCTTTTCTCGTGAGATTGAAGACTAAGGCTAGAATTAGGCATAACATCAATGATTTTTACCTTTTTATTAGTATCTTGATATACAACCTTATAATTACCCCAAACTCGATCAGTCATTTCAAAATGCCAATCTCTATATCGATTCAAAATCCATGAAGAAGAGTTACTTTTATTTCCACCAAGCCCCCAGAGCAACCCTATTCCGTTTTCCTCGCAGAATTTTTGTTCTAAAGAAGGTGTTGTATTGGCATTTCTGTCTCCACCATTACCAAAATAAATTTCTACTTCGCATAATTCCTCGCAATAAATATCCCCATGAGAAAGATATGTTTTATCAGTAAGAATTTTTTCGTAAGATCCTTTATTTTGTAAAACCTTTTTAATTCCGTTTACTGCGGAACCAAACTCGTCGTCATCAAAAGTAATAACTTCGTTAACATATTTCATAGAGTTAATGATATTAGCTCTTTCATCAACATCAAGAAAGTTAATACCTTTCTTTTTCTTTAACCAAGCGTCGGAATTTAAGCAGACTATTACATAATCTGCGTTTTCTTTAGCATTTTTAAACATTTCAACGTGTCCAGAGTGAATCGGATCATACCCTCCGGACAAAATAATAATTTTTTTCTTATTCATAAATCACCCCGCACAAGACTCACATTCACCTTTACTTGCTTGAACCCCAGACTCAGATCTAATATAATATAAAGATTTAATCATTGGGTCGTTAAAAGCTGTTTGATGTACTTCTGAAATGTATTCTTCGGATTCGTCAGAAGAAAAGAACAAGTTTATCGATTGCGCTTGATCTACATATTGTTGTCTTACTGAAGCTAATCTAACAATAACTTTCTGGTCGATTTCAAAAGCGGTTTTGAATACTCTCTTTTCTTCGTCATTTAACCATTTTACTTCTTGAACAGAACCATTATAGTTAATAACCTCGTTAATATGTTCTTCGTCATAAATCCCCTTTTCTTTTAAAAGGTTTAAGAAAACAGGATTAATTCTATTCATTTCTCCAGCAGCAGATCCTTGAACATAAACATTTTTATACACAGGTTCAATTCCTTGAGAAACTCCTCCCATAATCCCAGCAGTAGATAATGTTGGTGCAATCGCTAATAAATGAGTATTTCTACGATTATATCCTCTACACCATTCTGGTTCTCCAAATGCTTCTGCCATCCATTTTGTAGCCACTTCGGATTCTTCTTTAATCTTTTTGAAAATCTCGACGTTTTTAAAATGTGCTTCCATAGATTCGAACGGAATCATGTTTAATTGTAAATATGTATGGAATCCCATAACACCAAGCCCTAATGCTCTAGACTTTTCTGTAAACCTTACTGCATTTTCTAGCCCTTTGATTTTCTTTCCGATAGAAATAAACTCTGAAGCTACGCAATCCAAAAATACTGTAGAAACAAAAATCGTATCAGTATCTTTCCACTCATCATATTTTGCTAGATTTAAAGAAGAAAGGACACAAGTATATGTATGATCCGTGTCAGAAAATAAAGTAATCTCAGTACAAAGGTTTGACGCTTTAACCTTTAATCCATTGTCTTTATAGCACTTTGGATTAAGTTTATTAACCTTATCTACGAAAAAGAAATACCCCTTTCCAGTAACCATTTTAGTTTTCATAACTTTTTGGTATCTGGAAATTGCCTTTTTATCTCCAGAATTCAATCTTTTGATAAACTTGTCGGTAATTACCCAACCAATATTACAATCATCGGGAGAAGTATTAAGAAAATTGATAATTTCCCAAAAATCTTCGTGATCTATTTCAATATACCCAGCCCATGCTCCTCTTCTAGTATTCCCTTGAGAAATGTCTCTAGATAATTGTACAAAATCTTTTAAAACTGGAAGAACTCCAGAAGCCTTTCCCCCTGAAGCGATTTCTGTTCCTCTTGGTCGAATTGCTCCCAAATAAGAACTAGTTCCAAACCCATTTTTAGAAAGCATTGCAACTTCTTTTTGCGTATCGTAGAAATTGTAAACGGAATCTTCAACATAATTTCCTGAACAACTTACGTTACATCCTCTGTCTGTTCCCATATTAGCTAATATAGGAGTTGCACAAGACAACCAACCATTCCAAATGACTTTATAAAACTTATTTTCCCAAGATTCGGGATCGTCTGTCCATTTTGCAGCACATTTGCTAATTCGTTCAACTACACTTTTAAAGTCCTTTTCGTTTTTTGTTGCATATTTTGAAGAAAATAATTGCCATCCAGCAGTAGTAAACCAATCAGGAAGTAATCCATCTTCTTGTAACTTTTTTCGTTCTTCCGACAAATCTTCGTAAATAGTTTTCATACATTCTCCTCAATGTTCCAAGTAAATCCCTTTTCGTTCCAATCTCTTTTATACGAATTCCCTATTTTATAGAAAAAATCATGTAGCTGAGGAGCGTTAATATTTTTATAAAACCAAGTTTTAATAGGGTTATATTGTGGATTATAGTGTTTTTTAAATCCCAATTGCTCTAGACAAAGATCCAACCTGTGTTGAATAAATGATTTCAATTGATGATCAGTTATCCCTTTAATATTACCTTTTTCAAAGATCATATCAATAATTCTATCTTCGTGTTCGTTAATATGTCCAATAGTTTTTAGCAAATCTTGTTCCAACCTATTAATATCTTCTTGAGACAAATTACTTTCTTCCAATAAAGTTTTAAATAACCAAGCGCCAGCCATAGAATGTAAATTTTCGTCGCGGACTGAAAAATTAATTCCAGCAGTTACGTTAACAAGTTTATTCTTTCCTTCAGCTTGAAAATGTTTAAGAAAAGCAAACGAAGAATATAGAATAGCTCCTTCGATCATAGAAAACACTGCAAGGGATTTTAGAATATCGTAAATATTATCTGATGGTTTCGCAATAACTTTATTGATCCAATTTATTCTATTGAATAATGTTTCGTCTTCAATATAAGAATTATAAAACTCGTCGGTATTAAGTCCAAGAACTTCATTTAATTTATTATAAAAAGGGGCATGAACATTTAGTTCAAAGAACGAAAAACAATTACTCATTCTTTCAATATCTGGTCTAGGAAATAACTTTTTAATTTTACCAGACCAATATTCTTTTCCAACTACTAATTCGTAAAGGGTGAATAGTTTTAGTGTTGTAACAACGCCATGATATTCAGATTCAGTAAAGTTGGTCTTCATATCATGAAGATCTTTCTCGACTTCAATTTCATTCGGATGCCAAAAAATATCCATTTGTTGGTTTGCAAATTCTATCGCTGCTGGATAATCTATTGTATATGTTGTTTTCTTTTGAAGTAATCTTGGTTCTTCCATTTCATTCCCTTTTATATCGTTTTAAATTGTTATTTGCTAATTAGATCCCATTCTTCTAACACTATATCATATGGATATTCGTCACAGGGTATGCCTTTTTTATATTGTTTATAATCTTTTTCTGCAGATTCTGGACTATCAAATATAGATATGATTCTAAACCTTCTAGGTTTAATATATCTGCTTTCTTCTAGTAGAACATAGACCTTATTCA